CTTAACTACACCATAAACTGGTGTTTCCTCATCTTCACCACCCCAAGCAGAAACTGATTGAGCATTAGGATATAAAGATTTTACAATTGTTTCATAATCTGCTGTTGTAACAGCTCTATCTTGTGCTGAGTATTGTAAAGGCGCATTAAATCTAACTGACTCTTTTGTTTGTGGCTCTGAACCACCTTGAGCATTTGAAGTGGTTACAATTGAAACATTTGAAAAACCACCGATTGCTCCTGATAAAGCAAAACTAGAGGCACCATTAGCTGATGTTTTATTTGTAACAATATATTCTAAAATAACAATATTACCATCTGTTAATGATTTACCAACTATACCATCACCAAAATAAATTTCAAATTTGCCGTCATCACTTTCTTGTAAGAAATATACTTTTGATGTAGAAGTTAAACTTACAATACCTGTTGCTTTTGAATAAACTTGTGTTGTTGTATCACTAGAAGAATTTTGAACGGTAACTTTTAAAGTTGTCGTATCAGCATTAACATTAGGTATTATAAATTTTTGGTCAGGATCGGTGCTGTCTACCGTATATTTAAAAGTTGTTAAAGTACCTTCAAAAATTGGCACACTAGAAAATTTATAAACACCTTCAAGTGGTGATACTGTTGTTTCAGCATTTGTAACAAACTGATATGATGTGCCACCTATGGTTGATGTAAACACCGTGCCTTTGGTCATTGTTACCGTAGCACCTGTACCATTATTAATTGTTATATCAATATTTGCTGTTGGTGCTTTTGCTGATGTTGGAGTATAACCTAACATTTTAGCTAACGACACAATATTTTTTCTTATATCAGCAGAATCTAAATACATTTCATTTGCTAACATATTAGCATTGAAACCTAGATAGTGTGTGTTGTAAGCTAAAAGGTCTAATAGAACGGCAAAACCAGAACCTTCAAAATCGTAATCCTGAAACTCTGATTGACTTTGTAAAAATGTTTTTAAATTACTTTTTACATTATCAAAATCTAAATCTGATACCGTTAATTTGTTTGAAGCCATATTATCTTATTCTTTGTAAAGTTGTTAATACCGTAACAGGATTTGCTATGTTCATACAATAGAAAACCACTCTTACCTCTATTGAGTTTCTATCAGGACTTTCTGTAACAATTACCTGATCTAATCTTGCTCTTGGCTCATAATTAGTAATTACTTCTTCTACTTTTCTTCTTATAAAAATACTTGTAACTGGTGTAAATGGTTCAAATAATAATTGTCTAATACCACAACCTAACTCTGGATGAAAAGGTCTCTCATAAAAATTAGTGTTTACTAAATTTCTAACACTTCTTTTTATAGCCTCAACATCTTCAATTTTAACTACATCATTTGTAACCGTATTTCTATCAAAGTCTAAATTTAAGTCTTTAAAAGTCCTAACACTTTGATTGCTTTTATTCGTTACTGAAGCGTCATAATTTGCCATATCGCTTAATATTTATAAGACTATCCAGCAAATACGTTAGAAGAACCTGCTGCTACACTTGTACAACCAGATATAGCGTCACCTATTCTACCACAGCCTTTTCCGTTTACAAAAACCGTAGAACTACCTACAGCAATAGAAGCTGAGTGAGCAGGACAAGGCACACCTGGTAATAAATGAGTAGTGTTATTATCGCCTTGACGAGATACGCCAATACTATTTACAAAAACATTACTTGACCCTACAGCCCTTGTCATTCCTGAACAATGAGCAACATCAGCGTCACCTATTCTAGTTACTGCTGGCACGACTTAATAACTCCTTTAATTTATCATTAAATGTTGATATAAAATTATGTTCTTCCTCAGTATGAGGTGGTTTAGGAAAATCAGGTTTAAAACAAACTACTTCACTTATGGTCTTTGGTATATCTTTGTAATTTGTAAATTTTTCAACTTTCTTATCTATTAAGACTTGAAAATCACCTTTCATTTATTTACCTTGGCCGTTATAAAATTTTAGACTTCTTTTTTTGTGTTTATTCATTGAACTCATTTTACACTTACGTTTTTTAGACGCTTGAGAAGTCTTTTTTGGTATACTTTGATGAGCAACAAAACTTTTTGCTAGTTTTGCCATTATCTACCTGCTTCTCTAGCTGCTTTTAAAGCTGCTTTCTTTTTTTCTATAGCGATTGATTGTCTAATCTTTCTTCCCATTGGTATTTGAATAGATTGACTAATTTGTTTGCCTTTTTTAGTGATATATTCAACACTTATAAATTTATCTTTGTAATCACCTTGTACCGACATTACGGCCTTCTTTAAACTCATTGATTCTTTTTCTTTTTCTTCACCTGCTTCATTCCAAAACAGATATTTTCTCATTTTTGCCATTTTTTTATCCTATAATTCAAAATTTACTCTTTTATATTATTTATATTAGAATTTACAACGTGTTTTTGCTTGTAATTTTTCAATTTGAACAATTCCGTCAAGTGATTCGCTCATTGATTCGTTTGAAAGCTCAAAATCTGGCGAAAATTTACATTTTTCTACTTTCCTTGAGCAGGAAGTGAACAAAACCAGAACAAATAGTAAAAATATTGCTTTTTTCTTCATTTTTTTGCTTTTTTTAGTTGACTTTTCTATTTATCTGTGGTATATTGGACGAGTAATGACAACAAAAACAAAAGGACAAAACACTATGACGAAAATAAAAGAAAATATGGCGATATTTTTTGGTATCGTTTTTATAATGAGTATGGTAGGTGCTACCGGTGCTGTAGAAGCTGACAATTACCTTGTTGGTTTTGTAATGGCTCTTGTTGGTATTTCAACAGGTATTTTAACATTAATTCTACAATCGGAGGCAAAATAATGACTATAAACGTAAATAAGACTGCTAAAGATTTAAACGAAGGTATATCAAATATGATGGCTGGTGCCAAAGAAGACTATAAAAGTTTTCATACTTCTATGGGTAAAAAAGAAATAGTAGCAGGATCATATGGCGATACTCAATTAAAAGAATATGATTCTAAAACTAGAGTTGATATTGGTAGAAAATTTATCAAAGTTGTACAAGAAAGAAGCGTATTTGCTTTTATTGTAAAAGAAGATGGCGATAAATTTAAAAAAGGTGATATATTGAAGCCTGCTGGTTTTAACGCTCCTGCTCAAAATGCTGCTAGAGGTAATGTTTTAACTGGTAATTATTATATTAACTGGACTGGTCCGTGTTATATGGATAGTCAAAGAAGATTAAGAGCATAATATAGAAAGGACACTATGATACTATTAACTGAACTTAATAAACAATTATCTAGCCTTAGCATTGAGGACTTGAATATAACAAAAGATTATATTAAAGACTTAATTGAGGTTAAGATTAAATCAACACTTAAAGTTGGTTCTAAAGTTAACATTGTACAAAAAACTAAAAAGACGCCTGGCGTAATTACTAAAATTATGAGGTCAAAATGTTTAGTTAAATGTTCAATTACAACTTACAGAGTACCTATGAGTATGTTAGAGGCCGCTTAATGTTGTACGCTGATAAAATTATGAATACAGAAAGATACAAAGAACTTAAAGATGTAGGTAATAAGATTGCTAAGCAATATCTATCTACAAAATTTGAGTGTAGTGTAGCTAAGGGTATACCTATGAAGTATCTATCTTTCTTTAAAGAGTTTTCTAAAAAAGTAAAACCTTTAAGAATTAGATATAGAGGTAAATCAAAACCCGGCTATAGACGAGTTTCTTCTTTTTGCCATATGGCTTATGCTGATACTTTTGCTATCTACCATAGATAGACGAGCAGACATAGTTTAGTGGTAAAACGCCTGAATGTGGCTCAGAAGTCAGTTGTTCGATTCAACTTGTCTGTACCAAAATTCCTTTGTTGTTGTGTGAAATGAAACGGTGCCTAATGTGGAGGTGAGGCACCGTTTCGGATAGACCGAAGTCTATCGGTGTGGTATAGTTATTTATAAACTAAATCCCTTGTAAACGTGGATCGTTAGAAAAAAGATTTTTCTTTGCCTTTGGTCTGGCAATACTATCTTTACTTCTTTTTCTTAATTGAGCTCTAGCAGAGATTTCTTTACTTTTCTCTTTTTTGAGAGCTCGTAGGTCT